GTTGTATTATAATTTTGTCTATAGTTAACATTTAAAATATCTGTGATACCATAAACATTTGTTGTTGGCACAGTTGTTGCTTGAGGTGAAGCTGCTGCTGCTGCAGCACTATCAACTGAGTTTCTATAAAAAGTATAAGTACCTGCACCTTCGTCTGTTGCATTTACATCAGTTGAAGAACCTACTATTAAATTAATATTAGTATTCCCAACTTCCCAAAAATGTGCACCTCTATTACCCCATTCTTGAAATAATATATTTAAAGATCTTCTAGCTGTTTTAAGTTGATGTCCAGCAGTTCCAACTAAACCAATACGCTCGTAAGCATCTTGTATAATCTCATCGATTGAAAAGTCCTGATCAAATTGATAAGAACCTGAAGTTGTATTAGACATTTAATACTCCTTTAAAATGTTCCTACTATATAAAAGAAATCACAGTTAGTTACATCTGCATATATTCCAGTGTCAGCATAAATACCTGCTCCTGGTAAATTAAATTCCATAAATTCATTAGCGTTTGCTCCAAACTTACCATGAAAAATTAATGCAGAAGCTGTTTTTGAATCTCCAATTTCATTATAAAGTTTAATTTCAGCGTCTGCTGCAGAAGCTTGACCATATATAGTCATAATATTTGCTTTAGTAATATTGGCTGCTGAACCGGCTACGAGTGCTTGCACTTGTCCGTCTGCTGCTAACACAACTGATTGTCTTACTTTTGATGTTATTGCCATAATTTTATTCTCCTTAAAATTTTGTAGGAGCCCCGAAGGGCTCCATTAATTATTTATTATGCGTCCGCAAACGGAGTTACTTGTGTGCCAGATGATTTTATGTATGCTTCCACAAAATATTGAGCACTAGCTACCGCTGTGACTTTAATCATAGTTCCAACAATTCCACCTGAAGTAGTACCATTAAAAGTCATTACATCATTAGATGTTCCTGGGAACCAAGCTGCGCCGGTTGCTGCAGTAGATACTAGACTTTTTGCAAAACCAATAAATTTATCAGTTCCGTCTGTTAAAATATCCATGTCTGTTGCTGCAGTTTGAACAATAAACGTATAAGTAGCTCCAAGATTAGATGCTACATTTGGATCATTAGATCCAGCCGTTGAACCTGCACTACCAGTTGTAATGCTAGGTAAAGTAAATTTACCGTCCGCGTCATTACAAAGTAAGATTCTACCTGCATGATTATTCATTGTTAAAGTTGTATCAGCAGTTAAACTAACTGCTGCTGTTGGTCCGAAATTAATAAAACCATTTAATGATCTTACTGGTCCCGAAAATGTAGTTGTTGCCATGTTTATATTCTCCTAGTTATTATGAATACTGTCTCTAGGCCGTCCACTATATTAGGTCAGCATTCAATTAATTTATTATATAGTAAGTAAGTAGTACACTAGATTTGAATAGAGTGCAAGAGATCCTACGGTAAAAATGCGATTTACGCAATGTAGCTTTGGTGACTTAAGTAGCTACAGAAACTTGTGGAGCAGCGCCTTCTACGCTGTTTTGTAAGTGAGCAATTCTAGCTTCTTCAAGCTTTATGTCAGTAATGACCTTTTTAATCGTGTCATCAATCCTAACCATTTCAAGAGTATATCTGTTATTATCCAGATGCTCCTGTTGCCACTTCAACTCCAAGTACCTTTTTTGTTTGTATAGGTCTCGTATCATTAATAACCTCTTCATAAGTTATTCTATTTAATCCCGGATGATAACTATCTCCGAGATGTTCCCAAACTATACTCTTTTCTCCTAGTTTGTCAAGTATAACTTTTTCAATATTTTCAACTGAATCATCAACATGTTCAATACTAAATTTAGCATGGTAGTTGTAGGCCCATATATTGATTAGAGTTTTTTTCATAATTTTTCTTTCTACTATTAAAATGTGGCCGAAACATGTCCGGCCACAAAATGATTATTGCTTACGCACCTTCACAACCGTAGATACCTCTAAAGTCAGAAACGCCAAAAGCGTATCTTTCTCTAGCTTTGTATCTAACATTGCCTGTATCGAAGTCTCCTTCCATTGAAGTAGTCAATGGAGTTCTTGAGAACATCTTCATACCATTTGGAACGTCTGTTGTAATGTACCAAGAATCAGCGTCAGTTAGGAAGTTGTTCACTCTGTAACCTTGAGGAATCATACCCATTGAGTTGATTGCATTGATGTCATTATCAGCTGTTTGAGTTCTGCCTTGAGACTTCATAAGTCTTTCAGCATTGAACTGATTTGCAGAAGGAATTATCATTTTAACTCCTTTTGCAGCTATTCTCAAACCTCTTTCATCAGTCATAGCAGCAATATCAATCAATGCTTGTTCTAATGAAGTTTCGTTTAAGTCCGCTTGAGTTGCTAAAGTGTTTGATACTGTACCCGCGATAGTTGGGTGAGAAGTACTAAACAAGTTTTTGCCATCACCTGATTTAAATGTTGATGTACCAGTTATTGCTGGTAGACCATTATTTAAAGGGTTAGCGCCTTTAACTTCTTTTGCGTTAGACATAGATCTTGCTAGTGCTTTTGTGTATCTAGAAGAAAGTCTGTCATAAAGGTTGTCCTCTATTGCTTCTTCTGTGATAGCGAAAGCTAGCGCGATCGTTTCCATAGTGTATCTTGCAGTGTAAGTCTCTTGTGCATCATCGTATGATACGCCTTGACCTTCTGCTTTTACATCTGCGTTAGCGAAACCAGATAACATTACTTCCTCTTCGAAAGCTCTGTCTGATGATTCCGTCGTATAAATTTCAGCGTGCTGATTTTCATACTTTTTGTATTCCAGGCCGAATAGTGCATTCAAACCTGGTTCTAGTTCTTTAACTAGCTGTGCTCGTGATATTGCCATGTTATTATGCTCCTATTATTGCCATGTTACAGAGTTATCTAAGTACTGGTTAAGATTCTGACAAACGACAACGGTTCTATTCGCCGCATTTTCATTATTTTCAGGATCTTCTGCCGATCTTAGTAAACGCCATTGATTTGCTGTGTCCGATACTCCCGCTAGTAATAGCTTCGAGCTTGACTGACCAGAAGTTTCTGATCCTGCTGCAGTTACAGTCATACCGTATGTTTTACCATATTCTGCTTGTGCTGCTGCCGTGTCTAAACAAACTGTAAACAGTTGTAGAGGGTTGTCAATTACGAAAGCCGTAACGTCTTCACTATTAGCCGGTGTAATCGGCTGATTGTACCAGTTCGCCCATGTAGGTTTTTGAGTCGTTGATGCATTATAAAAAATGCCATTCAAAATTCCTATAGAGCTATCTGTTATAGCCGCTTGTGCAGTTTTAATATATCCAACTTTGCTCTGTACTACAGAACCTTGGAATAAATCAACAGCATAACCAGCATCTATGTAGTATTTGCCTTGACCGCCAGCAGCGTCAGTTGAACCAACAGTGCCTTGAGCTATAAGACCAAATCCTACGGTGTTTCTATTTGCCATAGTTATTTTCTCCTTATGTGACCTGTCCTTGCGGACCTCCAGTCACGGTTAATGTTATCGTTGGAGAAAGAAATATTATTTCTTTGTACCACCGAAGTTTTTGCTAGAATGCTCATACTTCATGGGCATTCTTTTATCCTGATCCTTCAGTAAGTCGTTTTCTAAAGCTTCGTTTTGTCCTTCAGTTTGTCTTTGCTGATAGGCAACACGGCTTTGTGCGAGTTCTTCCGGTATCCTTGCCAGGAGAAGGCCACCTACTCCAATGACTCCAGCGTATTTTCCGTCTAAGACAGTAGGGTAAGAATCCGAATCATATTCGTCAGCTCTCACTAACTCATAACCAGATCTCAATCTACCGTGAATACTTTTGGTATCATTGAAACCCATTGACTCTGCTCTTATCCATCTGTGCCTAAATCCGTCAGGCGCTGGTGGTGCATCTAAAGATGATGGGGGCTTATACTCTTTTGGTCTTTCAGTCTTTGACCGAATATTAGCCGCACGTAAAGGTTTTTTTTGTTCTTCTTCTTTTTTCATATGCTTATGCTCCTTCCGTGAGTTTTAATTGTTTTGCATACTCTTCTAGTGGCACACCTAATTTTTTAGCTATTGCTACCTGTGATGATGTGAGTCTCACAGTTTTGCGTCCTTGTTTTACACTTCTATTCGCAGAAGCCACCGACTGAACGGGTTTAGACGTAGTTGTATCAGTCTTACCAAATTTATGAGGAAAGTCAACTCTAATTCTCTTGTCTATTTCTACATAATATTCTTCACCTTTAGGATCAAAGCCTTCTTTATCCACTAAATCCTTATGAATTTCGAACGCAGTAAAAGTCATGGCTCTATCTTTTCCAAACCATGTATTTCTACTAGCCCAATCTTCAGCTTCAGGATCAGCTTCGGGTAATGATCTCGGTGTCTGTCTTGGTAATCTACCGCCGTCAGATAATTCAACAGGAACTTCCTGTTCAACGTTCTGTTTTTGTTGTTCCATTCTTGCGTTTTCAAATGCAAGAGTAGCAACTTTTTTATTAGCTTCAACTTGAGCAACAGCGTCACCGGCTTCAATAGCCATTGCAAGTTCTTTTTGCGCAGACTCCATTCCAGTTTTTAGATTATTTTCAAACTTTTTAGTATAATCTAAATCTACTTTTTTAAATCGCTCATTATCAAGTTGTCTTTTTGTTTCTACAGCTTTAGCATATTCAAGAGCAGAAGCTTCTCTTCGCTCCGCCTCTCTCATCTTACGAGTTAATTTCGCAATACGAGCTTGAACGCCTTTACCGTAATCTTCTAATGCTTCGTCTTGTGTTCCTGTATCCGTTTTTTCTTCTACTACTGTTTCTTGTTCCGTGGCTCCTGTTTCTTTTTCGGGTGCAGTTTCAATTACTGCTTCCTCTTTTGTCTCTTCAATCGATACATCGACCTCTGGGCCGGATGTATCTAAATCGACAGTTTTTTTCTCTTCTTCTGGCATAGTGTCTCCTTTTCTACTATGTTAATATTTGTGCAGGATATCTGTTGGATCCTGTACGGTTGCAAGTATTTCATCTTCATTTAAAAGACGAACTTCGCCTCCTTCAATTTCAATACGTGATCCTGCATAACGTGCAAAGACTACCCAATCACCAACCTTGCACCACGGACCATTGGGATATCTTTCTTTATCAACATAACATGCATCACCCATCGCAATAACGTTTCCGCATTGTGAGGCAACTTGTTGTCTGTCGATAGTTTCATTTCCTAATAGGATTCCGCCGTCAGTTTTCTCTTTCATTCTGAAAGGTAAAATTAACATTCTCCAGCCGGTAGGCATGGGGAGCTTAGTGGTTTCTTTGGTAATTTCTTTTTTAGGTTCTTCTTTGTATTTGTCTAAAAGTGCTGACTTAACTTCTGGGACCTCTTTTGAGGTCGATGACTGTTCCGCTTGTTTCATTTTGTTCCTTATCGGTTAGCAGGGTAATGATTTCCTGACGCACTGATTCCAATGCGTTTATTTGTCCTATTATATACTTGTAAGTCTCCATCTTGTCAACTCCACCAGAAGTGACAGATATTGATAATTGATTTATTCTATTGTCTAATGCTCTTCTTAATTTAGTTACTACTTGTTCTGGTTCCATGTTTACTTTCTATTTTTTTGCTAGTTTATCTTTGTTTATGCCCTTTTTAATTATGTAGTCCTGCGTACCATTAGCACCCGTTTCTACTTCTTTTTTTAAAAACTTAAAAAGATTCATTTCTTTTATTTTCTTTTCTGTATGTTTTAAAAAACTTTCTAATACTTTCGTATCTCTCATTAACAATTCCATTTTCTAAGTGATTTAGATAATCTATCTTCACCTGTATTGTTACTAGCTTTTTGTCTCTTACGCATACCGGTCATACGCGCACAGAAAGAAGCTCTACGTTTGGCATCTTTTGATCCTGCTTTTAATTTTGAGGGTTTAGTTGTAACAGCTGTTTTTAATTTAGAACCGGGATTTGCTTTTCTGTAAGAAGCTACACCTTTAGCGTTCAGTCCACCTGATTTAGATTTACCTTCTTTTCTAGTCCACGCTGCAGTAGCCATTATGCTTGACTTTTTTTAATTGCTTTAGCGGTAGGTGCTCCTTTAGCTCCTTTAGCTCTCATTTTTTCACCACGTTTTTTCTTCATAGCAATATTATACCAAAGCCCTTTTTTAGCTGTACGTCCGTCTTTAGTTTTGTGAGTCCCTTTAGCCATTATTTTATCCTTTTATAATTGCAACACAAGTGGGACAACTTTTTATAAATCTTACATGAGACCCACAGTGCATTTGTTTTTCTTCATGAACCGGTACTTCTGGTTCATAGGTTCCTTCGTAAATTTCAAGATGTTCATCTGGGCATTCGCATGCTTTGATATGAAATAGTTTACAGATAAAACTTTTAACTGATTTAAACATTAAGACTTGAGTTCACAACCTCGGCCACGTTTAGCTGCGCCACCGTGTTTGTAACCGGCTCTGCCACCTTTGGCTTTCATTAAAATTGATTTTCCAGGTGGAAGAGTTCTTTTTGAAGGTTTATATTTAAGGGTTTCTACTTTTTTATTACCTTCGTCGCTTTTAGAGAGTCTTGTAGGAACATCATCTTGACTATATTTAACACCTTTTGCTGTAGCTTTTGCTCCAGGAATACCTGTATAAGCATAGTCTTGTGTTAAATTTTGTTTTGTCTCTTGATCCTCTTTTTGTTTTCTTAATTTTTTTCTTTTAGACGGACTTAAAGGTTCTTTTGATTTTTCTTGACCAGCCATATTTTTCTCCTTATTTTTTTCCAGCTGCTTTGTCAAGCATGCCTTTAATTACTTTAGTATTATCTTTTTGTATTCTTTTATATGATTCTGTATTTGATTCTGATTTTCCTTTTTTACTTTTAAAAGTAATAGGCATCTTATTTTTTATTTCAAAAACAGTTTGATCTAATTTTGCTTTCCCAGCTTTTAATTTTTGTTTAGCAATATCTAAATTGCTGTTTGCTTTATCTAATTTTGTTTTATTAATTTTTGTTTTAACTTTATTGATAGCTTGACCTACACCTGAAGCTAAGTTTTTACCTATATTAAAATATCCTGACATAATTATTTTCCTTTTGTTATTTTCTTTTTATCAGATCTGTTGCCTTAAGTCCATAGACGGATGCAATGACGCCAACAAAAATTGTTTGGTACCAAAATGGTAAATTTCCAAAGTGTAGGAAGAATAACTCCATTTTCTCCATATGTACAGGATTATCTGACCATACAGACCATCCCAGCATTACGATTGGAATTGACAGCAAAACCAAAATAAATTCGTCTTTCCAGTCCGATTGTCTCGCTTCTAGTAATTTTCCAGAATACTCTAATTCTCCAGTACTCATTTTATGAGCATGTTTCATAGCAGCATCCGACATAAGCATCTTTGTCTGTTGCTTATTTTTGTAAATGTGTGAGCCTGCAGAAACGGCTAATTTAATTGCCGATAACCACATATTAAAACCAAGTAGCTTTTTGAGGTTTTCTAGTCTTTGTACCTTTAACAGTTACTGTGTCACCTTGAGCAATGTAGTTTCTTCCTCTGATACTTGTTTGAGATCTAGGATCTATGTGCAAGTTTTGAGAAGACTCTTCTACTTTAACTCCGCCACTAGCGTAACCATCTTTGTTTACTCCAACTGCTTTTGTTATTTTTGAGTTCTTCATAATTTTCTCCTAATTGTTAATATACTAATTTCTCGGCCCTTTCAAGCGATTAACATCCTTCGCTTTCATAGCATCTGAGGTTAATTTTACTTCTGCAGACAATTCTGACTTAGCCATAGCTGTATCCGCTCTTAAATTAGCTAAATCCTCATTCTGTTGTAGTTTTGCTTCATCTAGTTGTTGACCTTGTAAAAATTTAGTTTTATCTAAATTAATTCTAGCTTCATCTTCTTTTTGTTTTCTTTCTGCATCCATTGCTTTAAGATCAACTTCTCTTTCTTTAAGTTTTAATAATGGATCATGATCAAATTGATCTGTGATAGCTTTTTCTTCCTTCATAAAGTCTTCAGTCATCTCAGCAATTAGAATAGCTTTTCTTGCTTCAATCTTTTGTGAGATTTGTTGCATCTGTTGTTGAGCTTGAGGATTCTGAACAGCCGCTTGTTGCATTTGTGGTAACATTTGCATTTCTTGTGGGAACTCTAGTTGTACTTGCTCCTGGGCCATGATTGAAATATGTTCTAAAATGTTTTTCTCTAACGCTGCAGTGATACTCGGATTATTTCTAACAAAATTAGAAGCCATAAAACTTAAGTGTGCTGTAACGTGTGCTCTGTGATCTTGACCTGGAAACGCTTGAAAAGGTTTTGCTCCCATTGCATCAATATGTTCTAACGCCGGATCTTTCGGTTGATTTTGTGGTGGCGCAGGTAAGATTGAATCTATATCCTTTACACCAATTGCTGAATACATATTTCTATAAGCCATATACATATTATGCATTTGTGGATTAGATTGAGCTAATTGTAATTGTGTTTGTGCCATTGATATTCTTTGACTCATTGAGAATATGTTAGGATCTGCTACCGGTAGAATATCTACCTTGTCATCAAAATCTGTAACTTTAACATTTCTCGATGCCCCTGGAACATCATAAGGATATTCAGGAGGTAAATAAGTTTTAAAGATATTTGAAAGTAATTTAAATTCATTCTTAAGTGAAGCGTACAACCTTTTATGGATTGCTGACATCACTCTTGAACCACGTTCTAAAAGAGCTACAGTTGTACCAACAGCTGCTTGTTGGTTCCCATCACCAACTTGCATGTCAGCAATTGATGCGAATCTTTGTCCTGCTTGAACTACAATACCCATCAACTGCAATAAAGTCTGTGAAGGTTCTTTGTAGGGTAAGAATACGAAAGCATCTTTTAGATTACCGCCTGGAGTATCTACATCTTTAAATTCTCCGGGTTGAATCGCTGTAGCGTCATCTTGAACTCTGACACCTCTTTGTTTAAATCCTGCTGGTAAATTTGATAACGTTCCTGCATCTAATAACTGACGAAGCGCTGCAGTTGCAGTTCTGCTTAATCCACCAATCATATGAATTAATCCTAAACCATAAAAACCTAATCCTGGTAAAAATTTAAAATGAACAAAATATTGAATCTTATTTTTCTTAGGGTCTTCAGGTTTAAAGTTTCTTCTAATTGATAAAACTTTTCTACTACTTTCTTCGATTGTTACAATGTAAGGTAGTTTTATTCCAGTAGGCTCACCATCGGGCCCCACGTCTTCAAAACCTTCTAAATCTAAATTAACATGACACTCAATTAAAGTGTACATTGACTCTGCTTTATTTGATTTTGTAACTCCTTCTATTTCTCTCTCTTTTTCTTTTAATTCATTAGAATTTGAATCTTGTGGTTTTGATAATTCTATATCAGAATAGAATCCAGCTACTTGTTGTTTTCTTAAATCATTTTCAGATATTTTAATAACATGAATAACTGCTTCCGCATCATCTAATGAAGTCGCTGTATAAGGGACTACTAAATCATCTGCTGGAATAAATTTAGATACGGCTCTTCCAAGCAAATCATCATAATAAACTTTTTTAAATGTAGATCCTGCTAAAGGAAGATAGAATAACATTTGGTCAAACTCAGGTTCATATTCTTTCATTTGATCCATCAATTGATAGTTCATAAAATCTTTAACTCTTTGAGCTTGTGCTTCTTTTGGAGGGGTTGCTGAACCCATGACCATCGTTCTAACCGGTCCATCTGAAGGTAGTAATTCTTTATAAGCTAATGCTTGAAACTGTGTAACCGCTTCTGCAAGAACAGGGTGAGTTGCACCACTTGCTCCTTGGAAAGGTTCTGTTCTATTATCGTATTTAAATCCTAATAAATCCAATCCAGTAATGTAAGTTCTTTCCCAATCTGCACGAGAAGTTTTATATTCTGCGTAATCACTTTGTAATTCACTACCAATAAGATCAGTAGTATCTTCTGGAAGAAGATCATTTAAATTTGCAAACGGATCTCCTGAATCTGGCATTTGAACTGCATTTGGATCAAAGTCGATAGTTGCTCCACCATCTTCTTCATCTGTAATTTCTATTGGACCTTTACCTAATTCATCTGCAACATCAACCTCTTCCATTTGCTCTTTTATAAGCTCATCTTCAGGTCTAGTATTAGGAAGGGTTTTATCTATATCTGCCATATTTTTTATCCTGTATTGGTTTATCTTGTTTCTTCTCTTTAATCAACCCTCGAGAATTGGGTCCTTTTAAAGGAGGGATCTCTTTCCATTTAACATGTTTCATGTTTTTTACAAGTGTTGGATTGTCTTTAGTCATAATACTTTTTCATTAAATCAGCTAATCCACCTTGGGCTAAATTAGATACTCCTCCTGCATCGGCGACTCTTTGGTTTTTTATATATTTATTAATTTGATTGTCGTCCATTCCCATTTCTTCACGAGTTATATTAGAATCTATTAGCATTTTATCAATTTGTTGTGAGGAATAAGTTGGTACATCTTTGTCCATTTGCTCATATCTTTTTTTTAATCTTTGTTTGTCAGCTGTAGCACTTTGTGGAATCATCATTCTTCTACCCCGTTCTGCCATTGCATAATCTTCACCTTTTGCAAATTCTTTTTCACGTTCTGCTTCAACATCTATTTTTAATTTTGGACCAAGCGCATAGTTTAAATAAGATTCACCTAATGCTTGTTTAAAAGGCACACCTTCATTTAAAGTTTTATTCGCAGCAATTCCACCTTCAAGTACAACTTCACCTAATATTGCAACAGGGCCTAATACTCCTTTTAAAAAGTTTAAAGCTTTACCCGATTTTGTAAGCGCACGTAAATTTGCCTTGTCTCCTGGTGAGAGTTTACCTGGATCCCCTTGTAATTTTTCTACACCTCGTGTAACACACGCTACTAGATTTTGACCTTCACTAAATCCAATACGCCCTCCCATTGCTTTACCAGGGCAACCTATTTTTGCTAAACGGACTTGGTCAGGTTTATCTATAAACTCATTTATTGTTTGAGCACTTTTTGGCATTTGAATTGTGTAGCCTGCACGTTCTGCAGCTTTAACAATATCTAACCCTTGTGTATTTAATTCTTTTAATCTTTTGGGTGAAAAATATTTAGTGGCATCAGGGTCTCTTAATCTTGGTAATTCTATACTATATTCATTCTCTAAATTACGAGCTAGTTTATTAATTTTTTTAGATTCACTAGATAACATTGAAGGATTATTTTCTATTAATTGTCTTGCACTTGAAAGTTTAGATTGAAAATTTGCCATAGTTTTTTGATTTAGATTTCCTTCCATAACATCTATAAATTGAGAAAACTCTGCTGCTTTAGATTTAGCACTTCCCGATACTCCGGCAATTTCATTAATATTAAAACCTTGCGTTGCCTTTTGTATAATTTTACCTGCCGCATTTTTCTTTTCCGGTGAATATATAGGTATTTTATTATCTTTTAAAATTTGACGTGCTTGAGTTTTTAATGATTCAAACGTTCCTTTTTTATTACCTAATTTTTCATCAATCATACCTAAAGAAATACGATACATAGAACGACGGTAGTCATTAAACTGAGAATCTCCTATTAGTTTAAATACTTTATCTCCAAGTTTTTTATCTACTTTAATATTTTCTACTGCTTTTTTTATTTTTGGATCTAAATTACTAAATAATTTAAATTTATTACCACTGTAAATTTGAGATAATTGTATTGTTGCATTACTTGCTTGAGTAGAAGTCATGTTAGGAAAATCTTTTAAGACTGTTTCAAGGCTAGGAAGTTTTCCACTTTTATACATACCTGTATATTTTTTATTTAATTTTATAATGTTATCTGCAGTACTATTTTTTAAAGAATTAGCAGGAGTTATATCTAATAAGGGTTTTAGTTTTTTAATATCTGCTTCCGTTGGAATTTTATACATTGGATTTTTTGGTGTAACGTTTGTTACATCTAAAACTTCATCTAAAGTTTTACTAAATTCTGTTTTTTTTCTGCCTCCGGCTCTAGTTCCCCCATATCCGTGTATTTGTCCTAAACTTATAGGTTTATCTAATTTTTCACTTAATATCTTTGCTAATTGATTTCTGCTTATTTTACCACCAGCTCTTTCTAGTAATTTTTTATATCTTGGATAAGTTTGATTAATAAAATTTGCTCTTGCAGTGTTGTCTAATTTTTCCCATGGTTTGTTAAAACGTTCTACTAATTGCTTAGACACTGATGGCCTATTAGTAGGAAGCTCTTCTTTTAACATCATATCATAAATTTTTTTCTGATCTTTGTTTAATGGTTTTACAGGATGGTTATTAACATTGCCTTGTTTACCCGCATACCCGGGCCGTGATCCATCAACCGTGTTTCGTACTAACTGACCTTGGTTGTACATGTTCCGTGGTTCCTGGACCATGGATCGTGAATCACGGTCCTCGACCTCTTTAACATAGTCTTGCCACGCACCTCTGCTGTCGTCAGCTTGAGCGTATTTAGTTAACCAACTCTTTGATGCAAAGTACTCGTTAGCCATTATTCTCCTAACATAGAAGCAAGGCCCCCGGTTGCTTGTTTTCTTCTAGTTGTGTTTTTAAATGTTTGTATAATATCATCACCACTCATTCCTTTTTCACTCATCTTAAAAGTTTGTTCTACCATGGCGATCATATCAGCTTTCATTCTGGGTGATGAAGATGCAATTTGATCTGCAAGGTTCTTATCCATTCCTGGATATTTTAACATAAGATTATCAATCTCTATACTTTTTTTTAAAGCTTCAGGAGAGGTATCACCCATTATTTCAGCCACGCCTCTTTTAATTTCATCGTTGTAATTTTTTAAAAGTTTGTCATCTATTTCAGGAAGTGTTTTCTTTTTCATTTGATCCATTTGAGTACCAAGATCAAAACTAGATAGTTCTTCTATTTCATCCGGGCTCATTAATCTTTTGTCGCCGCTGCCTTCCATATCGTCAAGTTTTTGTTCTAAAAATCTTTTTCTACCTGGAGACTTATCGCCTGCTACAGGATCTAGTTTACCCATTTTATATTGCTTATACATGTAATCTTGATAATCTTTTGCTTCTTTTCTTATTTTGTTTGCAGAACCAATAGTACCATCAAAATTATAAGCATCTAAATCACCAACGTCTTCCATAAGATCTTGAAACTCATCATCTGTTATCTCTCTTTTAGGATCTGGGTTTCTATCTTTAAATTTACTAAACATATCTCTGTCTAATGTTTTCTGAGGTGTTTTAAGTTTGTCTGCAGTTGTAATTGCTTTCTTACCAAATTTTCCCTTAATCAAAGCGGCTAAACCTTGCACTACTTTTTTACCACCCGCATAACCCATTCTGCCACCATCTGCTTTTCCTTTTCTAATAGCTTCTGGTACTGCTTCACCTGCTTCTTCATATATATCATCGGAAAGACCGGACATCTCATCAAGGACGCTACCTGTTTCAGGCCCGTCATTTCTAAGATAAGTAGTGCCTTCTTCATACTTTGGTTGAGCCTTAGTAATTTTAGTTTTACCTTTGGCCGTTTCCTGAAATATTTCTTCTCCTGGTGAATAACCCATATAACTTTCTTCCGTTATAGGAGAACCATAATAATCCATATCATCAGCAACTTTAACTCTTTGAATTTCAATTCTACCAGTTGCAATGTCTTCTGTTAATTCAAAATCTTTATATCTCTTAACAGTTTGTCTATCAGCTAAAGCAGCTGTTTCAGTTACATCATCACCTAATGCTTTAATTTTTGCTACTAGTTTTAAAAAGTGTGGAGGAGCTCCACTGGTTGCTGCTTCTTTTGCAACTTCAGTTGCAACTTTCTTACCACCACTTTTACCGAGTCCCAAGAGTCCTGTTTTAATGCCTGCGATTCCTGCGCCGACTCCACCTAGCATTTTTAAGAACGCACGTTTGCCCATGGCAAAGTTTTGTCTTGCGGGTCC